ATTTAACCTTCGACAGCAGGGCCGAGGCCCAAGCTGTCTTGGAAGAAGAAATCGTCCAATTGACGCCGAAATTCGACAGTCCAAAGGACGTGGAAGGAACCTAAATAGGCTACTTCCTCTTCCACCAAGCTCTTGACCATGGAGAAGTCAAGAGGCTTAATGTGACCCTGACGTTCCGACCACATCTGGTTTACAGAATTTCTGTAAGCCTTAGCGGCTTTGGACATCGGAATGGAAATTCCATTCTCGATAACCAAAGAAGGAACACCAGATTCCAGGATGACTCCCAGATCGGGGTTGACCATATAGTCAACGCCGGAAACAAGGAATCGAGCCGATAGAGCACCCTGTACAATACGATCTAATAGGTCGTAAAAGGGAATCGAAGGCAATCCAGGATTCTCGAGACCGCAAGGGTTCTCGAGGGTCAAAGGGGCGATCACGCCTTCCGGAGTCCTAGATACCGAAATTCGGGAAGCTAGGTAATCGCGGAAGATCTGCGCAACTGGGCCGTAAAGGTTATAAACCTCATCGCCGCGCCAGATTGCGCGAAACTGCGCTGCCTTAAGATGGTAATCGTAGAAGTTTTCTCGAAAACCCCTCAGGCACTGCACTTGTCGAACTTGAATAATATTCAACCGACCAAGCGCATGATCGTCACCCTTAGGGTGGGGCCACCCGAGACCTCCCAGGATTACTGGGAGGTAGACGGGCAGCCCCATCCTTAAAAGAGCCGACTTCGTATCGTTAGTCGCAACATGCGCAAAGGAAAGCAATGCTTTCTTCGCTGCATGCCGACAACGATCGGACACCGAGCGTAATGTCGTTCCCATCATGGCCCATGGGGCCGCTGGGAACGAACCCTCAGTACGAGGAGAACCGCTAGAGAATTTCTCTTTTGTGTACTCCTTTAATGAGGCGAACGCACGGACAGAGTCCGTCTCAACGAAGTCTAGACGACCGTTCTTGACGATAGCGACCTCTTCTGCTATTAGCATGAAGGATCCTTCCTGAGCCCGGAGCACATAGTGCTTACCGGGCGAGGTTCGTCCATGGCAGAGTCTTACGAAAATCTCGTATAGAACTGCAACGCCGAACGGACAGACTGCACCGAGGTCATCGCCAATCACTATTAGTGAGTTGCGATACATCCCCACAGTGCGAGAATTCATACGGTCGTAATTTCGACCACTCATGAAGTCTAAAGTCTGTATCTCTAGAGCTCCCCAGTTCGCTTCGGTCATGTTATGGTATTGCCATAACATGCCGAGCTGGTCAAATCTCTTCTTCAAAGACCGATCGTGACACGATTCGTGTACGAAGGTCAGCCACAGCCATATCGCGGCATCAAAGCAGTTCAAATTGAACATACAAAGATGAAACCACGATGGGGCTGTGCCCATTAAGTTCCCTGACTTGGAGACCACAGTCCTCTCAGCTCCGTCAATGACGTAGTGGAGTTCCTGTGGACCTGACAACCTACGCCACGCCATCCAATTTGGATTTAGTGGTGAGAACCTGAAAGAGGTCTGTAACGAATCGTTAACAGCCTCGACAAGGTCAAAAGGAAACAGGTCGGTCGCTGCCTTTAAATCTGAAGACAGAAGAACCAAATCTCCGTAGCCAGTACTGTACTCGCTTAAAGCCGGCAGAGAGTCAAAGAATTCTTTGACACCGCCGGAGCGCAGTCCGAATCGGACTGCCGTGCGAGACAGAACTTTGGAATAAAGAGGTTTCCTCACATTGTGAGCGAGGGCTTGGGTAGTACCCGGGCCCGCGGTCACGACACGTGTTTT